GATGGCAAGGCAGCGCTTCTTGCTTTCGGGGATGCAGACCCCCTTGGCTATGGAGAGCGCAAGAACAGTATGCAAGCCGTGAAGGCAGGCTTGGAAGGCATCGGCCTTTCCAAGGGCGACGACGTGAAGGACAGTGCAATGTTTGCCAATGTCATCACAACCATGGTCACCTCATGGACTAAGGAAAAAGGCATCAAGATTACCAAAGCCGCAATGGCAAAGGAAATTGATGCGCTGCGAGCCATTTGCACTGAAGGCACTGTTGAGCAGGCCATTAAGGGAGTGCAAGTGTTCGTTCAGGGAAAGCAATAGACCTGGCTTCGGCCCGCCTAGCGCGGGCCTTTGCTGGGGAAATTGTCACTGATGGCGACGGCTACTTAATTTCTGAACTATGAAAATCCTTGCTTGCTCCATTGTTTTCTTTCTGTGTCCAATGCCAGTGATGGCCTGCAACCAGCCCTTGCCTTACAACGGCGGCTCTTGCCCATTGGGTTACTATCGCAGCGGTAACTACTGCGTGCCGTCACGATAGGAAAGGCCTGTTACGATCTGGGTCTTGCCTCCCTTCCCATGCTTGCTCTACAGCCTTTTGAGCCTCGTCGCATTAGTCTCAACGGCAAAAGACACTACCAATGCTTGGGCTTTCCAAACGTACCAGAGGGCATGCTCCTGCCCTCTACCACCACTGTGCTTTCTTCCATGGCTCCCGTGGGAAAGATCATGGCGTTAATCAACTGGCGCAAACGAGTGGGGGAGGAGGAGGCAAAGAGGCGCACCAGGCTTGCTGCTAATCGCGGCACATGGATGCACGGCGTGATTGAGGATCATTTCAATGGAGAAGACATTGAGCATCACCTAGAGAAAGCCCCAGACTGGCTGCCATATTTTGAAGCAGTGGAGCCATTCCTTGCCACCATTGAAACGCCCATCCTTGTAGAAAGCGCCGTGGCATGGTGGCACGAGGAAGATCACATTGGCTACAGCGGCACGCTGGATATGGTGGCGGCGATGGGGGATGGATCAGTGGCGCTCGTCGATTGGAAAACCAGCTACAAAGAAAAGCCTGATTACCAACTGGCAGATTACAAGCGGCAATTGGGCGCCTATGCCATGGCAGCAGAACAACTTTATTCTTGTTCCATTGATGAGGCATGGTGCGTGATCGCCTGCTACGACCCTGAGAACAAAGAGGTGGAGCCCTCTCTGCAATTGCTCCACCTTGATGGGTTTGAGCTGATTAGCCAACAGCGCATCATGCACGACACTGTTAAGAGATACTTCAAGGCGCACTACCCAGGCGGCAGGGCATTTGCCCTTACAGAGGATAGGGGGTAAGATGAGCGGGCCCAAACGGGCTACCATCCCTCCTACGGAGAAACACCATGGCCAATCGGCCCCCTATCACTGCTGCAATCGACCTCACCCCTGACGTGCTCAATGCACTTAAGCAGGCTGGCCCCAATGAGCGTGGCAACTATTCCCTTGATCTTGCAGTGTGGGAAAACACCAAGAAAACCTCTGATCGTGCGCCTGGCTATACGGGCAGCGTAAAGGTGAAAGGTGCTGATCGCGAAGCCCCCAAAGGCTACGCCAGCGTCTGGGACAATCGTGGCGGCAGTTCCGACGATCTGTTCTGAGCCATGAGCCTCCTCAACGATAAGGAAATTGCCGAGCTTGCTGAGCTTGACATTTTTACGCCTTACGTTGGGGAAAAGCGACGCTCCCTGTCCAACGGGACTAAGGCCATCTCGTATGGCCTTTCCCAGGCAGGTTATGACATTCGCCTTTCCCCGAAAGAGTTTCTCGTCTTCACAGACGAAGGAGATTACAGGCCCAATCTCACGCTAGACCCCAAGAAAGCGGATGACAGCATTCCATACCGATCTGGGTTGGTTCATCGCGAAGGAAGTGCATTCTTTGAGCTTCCTCCTTTTTCTTTTGGTCTTGGAACCAGCCTTGAGCTGATTTCCATGCCCACCAATGTGATGGGCTTATGCGATGGGAAAAGCACCTACGCTCGCTGTGGCATCATTATCAACGTGACGCCCATTGAGCCTGGCTGGTCTGGTTATTTGACCATGCACATTGCCAATCCAACGCCTTTCACGGCTCGCATCTATGCGAATGAAGGGATTGTGCAAATCATGCTCTATCGCCTTACCAGTGATGTGCAAGAAGCCTATTCTGGCCACTACCAGAATCAAGGCGCTACAGTGCATCTAGCTGCTGTCTAGCTGTTGAGCGCTCTTGAAGATCAGTTTCTCAGCCTCTGGCAAGCACACTATCCCAAGTTAATTCTTGAAAGAGAATTTTCTGATATTGATGCGTGGGAAAAAGATTTTCAAGAGCGCCACGCTAAGTCAAAACGTTCCAAGCGCTACCGCCTAGATTTTGCTCATCCCATCTCTCGCACTGGCATCGAAATCCAAGGTGGCGTTTACAATCGTGGCCGCCACGTCACTGGCTCTGGTTATGAAAGAGATTGTCGCAAATACAATCTCGCTTATACGAGCAATTGGACCATTTTTTTGCTCACGTCTACCATGGCCAAAGATTCCGCCTGGCTTGCGCTGATTGCTTCTTTTTTGTCAGACCGTCAATTACGGAACTAGCCTGCACCAACAGTTCTTCGGCGGCTTCATCATCCAATCGGCTTTTGTCAAGAGCTTGACGAAGCTTGATGTTTTCAATCATTAAATCTTGGAAGGCGGTTTGCATGGATGACCAGCCTTCCAGAAGATTTTTGGTTACGGGCTTGAGCTGCTCCAGGCTTGTGCAATCATCAATGGCGCGACGGTTCACGGTGAGAGCAAACTCGCGCTCAGTTGAATGATTGAAAGGCCCCATCTGACTCATGTAGTTTTTGCCATTGTAGGCAAGCTGCACAGGAATTACAAAGCTCATCGTTGTCGTCCTTCTTTCCATAGGCTATTCGCAAATAGCGAAGCAAGTGTAAAAACCATGGCGAAAGGCCCGAAAAAGAAAAGACGGCTTGCCGAAAAGCACTGCTACGACTATGATTGGCATGCCTCCTCTCCTTCCATGAAGCCATCAGATGACGCTCCCGCTTCTTGATCCACTGGGCGATGGGAAAAGCCTGGTGATGCTGGTTGACTCCATGGGAAACAGTCTTTCCATTGTCAATGATGCTCGCCAAAGCTTTGAAGCTCGCTCTGAGGAGTTTTCCGCCAAGGATGCAAAACTTCTCAACTACTTGGCTCGCGAGCACCACACTTCCCCTTTTAGGGGCGTGGTCTTCAAATGGCACGTCAAAGCACCACTGTTTATTGCTCGCCAATGGTGGAAGCATACAGTGGCATCCACTTACGTTGATGATCAACTGGGTTGGAATGAGAAAAGCTTTCGTTACTGCCCAGCAGACGACGTGGACTTTTACGTGCCTTTGGAATTCATGAAGCAAAGCGAAAATAATCGCCAAGCTTCAGACGGTCCTGCTGCAAAGCGTGAAGCAGCCATTGCCTTCAATGCCTATGCAGAGGCCATCCAGGCAGCCCAGGAGGCTTATGGAGCCATGGTGATGGCGGGTATTAGCAGAGAGCAGGCAAGGGGTGTCCTGCCCGCTTGTATGTACACCTCCTTCACTTGGACGTGCTCTCTGCAAGCCCTGCTCCATTTCATTGCTCTGCGCATTGGCCATGGCGCTCAAGGGGAGATTGTTGCTTACGCAAAAGCCCTCCTAGAGCTTGCTACTCCCATTGCCCCTGAAGCTTTTGAAGCCTTTCAAGCAAACAACTACCAATTCTGATGATGAACGATCCAGTGAATAGCCCTGCACATTATGCAGACAGCTTCGGAAGCATTCAATGTATTGAAGCCATTGAGGCTTCCATGAGTGTGGAAGAATTCAAGGGTTTTCTCAAAGGTAATGTCCAGAAATACGTTTGGCGCTATTCCAAAAAGAATGGCGCTGAAGACCTTAAGAAAGCCCAATGGTATCTGGAACGCCTGATTGCCCTTCGCGAGCTGGAAGAGGCCCTGCTTGGCAAGGCAGTGAAGGAAACAATGGAGGCAGTGTCAAGTGTTCAATACGACCCTGATGATTACATGGCCAGCGGATGCCCTGATGGCTTCTGCCCCTTGCCTGGCACCAGACAGGGACCTTCGGAACCATTCTTTCAGCCGGTTAGCTAACTAGCTAGTCTCACTTGCAAAGAAGGCGGCCACATAAAGGCCGCTTTTTCTTTGGGACGTTCATGAATGGGCAGCACCCGTTGAGTTTCTTCCATCCATTGCTCCCAATCTCCAATGTCAGTGTGAGCGCTCACAAAACTATGAGCGTGAATCCAGGCAAGAAGTGTTTCTTCTCGCTTTTGGGACCAGAACTGTTTGGGCCTCCACCATTCAAACAATGGCAGGCTTCCTTTGTCTGCATTGCATGCCAAACATGAAGGGATGTTGTTCCATTTTGCAAAGTGCGGACCGCCTTTGCTTTTGGGGACAATGTGATCAATGGTTAGCTTTTCATTCCACACGCCGCAATAAGCGCAAGTGCAATGACCTAACGCTCCCCTCGTGGGAAAGTCTTCAAAGATACTTTTTCGATAACGTCTTTTGGCGTCGCCTGGGCGTAATTCAGTGAGCGAATGGAGGAGTTCATTTGGTCCATTTCTCATCCCCATGGCAATATTCAATTGACCTGCCTTAAGCTTACAAGACCAAAAGAGACAACGGTGATAGATGTAGAATGTGAGAAAATGCTATCAACGACCAATGGAAGAATGGCAGGATAAGCTTGCTAACTTGGCTGTTAGCATTACGGCTGGCATGCTTCTTGCCACTGGTGGCATGATGATGAGCATTGGCCATCAGCAAGTGAAAATTACCACTCAAGTGGAAAATATCACTGAAAAACTTGATGATCTGTCGGTGAATATTAGAGCCTTAGAGTCGCGTGTGCGATCTTTGGAAATCAAGCGTTAGGATTTAGAAAACGCTTCAGAAGCATGGAACCCATTCAGTGGTTTGTGATTGGCGGCATTCTTGTTGCTGCTGCAGATCAAATTCTTGATCACTCGCCGTGGAAAAGCAATAACATCTTACAACTGCTTATGGAAGGTCTGAAGACCATCTTTCGCGCTAAGCCGTAAATGATTGGCCCCAAGAAGCGCCCGCAGGATTTTGGTTTTACTGCAAATGATTCTCATTTAGTAGTAAACGACAAAACGGAGACAATGAAAGCTTTCTCTTTTGAGGGAAAGCTTCTATGGGAAGTGCCGTGTCTTGCGCGTGGTCAGTACAGTGACTACGAATGGAAAGTGCAAAGGTCTGACACGCCTCCTGGCCTCTACAGGCTTGGTCAGCTCTACAACGATTATTCCATCAATGGAAATAATCCTGCTTTTGACCGCACCCTAATGGCTTATGGCTGGGCCTTCTATGACATGATTGACCTAGAAAACCAAGAGACGGGCATTGGACGGGCTGGGATTGGCCTTCATGGTGGTGGCTCTGCCTTGGGATGGCCTGGCGCCTGGGCGCCCATGCAGCCCCTTGTAGGCACTCATGGTTGTCTTCGCACGCATAACCGCCATCTAATTGACAAGGTGCTTCCTCTCTACAGGAAAGGGAAGGTCTTCGTCAGTGTTTATCAAGAAGGATGAGCAAGCAGACGGTTCTTCTTGCGCTCTGTTATGAGCTGGCGCTAGAAGTGGCCAAGCAATGGTCTCGCGTTCGCCTGTTCCCATGGTTTCCCTTGCTCCTTGAATATTGCTTCCCGTTTTGGACTGAATGGAAAACGCACAATACGCTCAAAAAAGTGGATGCGCAAGCGAAAGAGCTAGTGGAGCAATGGGAGAAAGAGGAGAGAAAGATTATTGCCGACAAGCTTGCCGAAAA